TCTATCAGATGGTAGTCAGACTGTACTAGACTTTGATGGTCAACAGTTTGCAGAAACAGAATATGGAATTTATTCTACCAATTCAGCTATTGATAAGGATATGATGGCTACTATGAAGGCTCTAGTTCAGCCCTTCATGCAGAATGGCGGGACTCTCAGTATGGTCATGGAGCTTTATCGCACTCAGGATCCAGCTGCCCTGCAGAGAAAATTCGAGGCTTTTGAGGAGCAGTTACAGCAACAGGCTCAGGCTCAGGCTAAATCTAATCAGGAGACTCAGATGGCTATGATGCAACAGCAAGCTGCTGCAGAACAGGCTAAGCTTGATATGGAGAAGTATAAGGCTGATCTACAGTCTGAGACATCCATTAGGGTAGCTGAGATAAATCAGGAGGGTAAAGCAAATAGTATATCTGAAGCACCAGAAAATACAGAGGATCTGGATCTTAAACGTACTGCTTTAGAGGAGACTAGAAGATCTAATATGAAGAAGGAAGAGCAGAAAGATCGTGAGATTGAGATTAAGAAGAAGGTGGCAGAGAAACCTACACCTAAACCTACTACCAAAAAATAGTAGACCTATTAAAAAATTATAGATTTACGTTATACAGAGAGCATAAACTAAGAAGAAAATTTTGTAGATAGTAAAATAAGTAATATTTTTGTACCACTAAAAGAGCAAAGAAATGGCAAAGGAGTTATTTGACCAAGATCTAGGTGACATGCTAGAGCTTGACAAAGGTTTGGATATTAATTCAGTATTAGAATCCATACCTGCACTAGAAGTAGAACCTCCAAAGAAAGAGGAGGAGAACATTGAAACAAAGGCTGATAAGAAATTATCGCTTGAAAATATTAACGAAGTCTTAGAAAAGCAAAGTATAGAGACTGCTAAGGACAAAGAAAAAGTTGAACAGACGGTTGAGGATGAAACCAAAGATAAAGATGATAAAGCCTCTGCCTCCCTTGTACAGACAACCGAAACTTCTTCTGATGCTCCTTTTACTGTAATCTTTGCTAGAGACTTGGTAGGACAGGGGCTTTTATCGTCTTTTGATGAAAAGAAATTTATTGAGGATTCTAAGGAACTTGGCGATGCTGAAGCCCTTAGAAATCTTATAAAGTCTGAGATAGATGCTAATATTGAGGCAGCTAAGTCAGATTTGGATGCAGGATATCAGGAATATCTTAACCTTATAGGTAAAGGTGTACCGGTAGATACTGCAGGAAGTATAGTAGAATTAAAGAATAAATTTGATTCTATTAAGGAAGATGAACTGACTAAGGAGGAGAATACTGATCTTAGGAAGAGGGTAATGACTGATTATTATAGACTTACCACTTCTATGCCAGACGCCAAAATTGAAAAGTTAGTTCAGAATAGTATAGATCTCGGAGATGACATTGAGGAATCGAAAGAGTATCTAAAGACACTGAATGGTCTTATTAAAGAGCAGATGGTCTCGGAAGAGACTGAAGCTAAGAATAGACAGAAGCTTGCTGAAGAGGAGAATACCAGGATTCTTGGAGAATTAAAGAATAACATCAATAGTTTAGAAGAGATTATACCTGGAGTTCCTATTAATAAGCAGACTAAGACACAGATGTATGAGGCTATTACAAAGCCTGTACAGGATGAAAAGGGTAGATCTACTAATGCCATCTGGGCAAAAAGAGCTGAGGATCCAATGTTTTTTGACGAGAGACTAGCTTATTTATTTTCCACAGGATACTTTGATAAAGGTAAACTTTGGACAAAGGCAGCTCAGGCAAAGACTACTAAAGAGATAACAGAACTTGAAAGAGCTCTGAAGAGTAAGAGTAATACCGGAAGTCCAGTTGGCACACCAGTACTGCGTAATCCAGAACAGGATAAGACTCTTAAAGACAATATAGATTCCTTACGGGGAATTTTCAAATAGAAAACCGTTTTTAAATTAAATATAAATGAATAAAATTTCGGCATTACAAATCGTTGACCCCAAGCATTGGAGTGGGTTGACTCGTGAAAGTCATCTTGGTTGGCTTGGTATGCAAGAGCCTGAAGTCATAAGCACAGTTATGAACAGATTGTATGAGCTCAATATAGGCGCAGACAACTTCGTATCGTTTATGAATAAGCTTCCTACCGAGTGGATTAATGATGATGTAGTTTATCGTTGGTTCCTACAGGGCTCAGATGAACGTAGTATTCCTCTTGTTATTGCAACAACTGACGCTGCAGGTACGACTGCTGTCACAGATGCACTTCAGCCCGGTCTTAACAGGGGCATATTTTATATGTTTTTCACAGAGAGATACTTTGAAGCTACGGCTCATATCGTAGGCGACCAGCCTGAGGTATATCAGCTTAGGGTTCTTGAAGATCCCGTACAGGCAGGTAACCTTTGGAGATATAAAGTACAACTCTTTACCAGTGATGATACCCTTTGGGTTCCCGCAGCCAGCTTGGCAAGGAATACCATGTGGTCAGAACTGTTTGGTATGGTAGAACAGGAACTCTCTAAGAGAGGTACTGGTGTTCATCATACTGCTCCTTACCAGATGGAGAATGTTCTTTCAATGATTCGTAAGAATTATGACGTTCCTGGCAATATGATTTCAAAGGGCAAAAATAAACCCCTTGCATTTGCTTTCATTGATCAGAATGGTAAGACACAGACTCGTTGGATAGACAAACTCGGCTGGGACTTTTATGTTCAGTTTGAACGTGACAAAGCTCGCTTGCTTGCCTATGGTAAGTCAAACAAACTCTCTGATGGTACTTATGGCCATACAGGTGAATCGGGAAACATAATTCGTTCAGGCTTTGGAATGTATGATCAGATGGAATATGGTAATATTCTCACCTATAGTTCATTCTCGCTTGATATGCTCACTGACTTCGCTATGGATATGTCATATGGTAAGATACCTGAGGATAAGAGGGAATTCATTCTCTCAACAGGTGAATATGGCGCATATCAGTTCCATAAAGATGCTGTTAACAAAGCTAATGCAATCACCTATCTTAATACAAATGTTAACATTAAGACTGATGGTGGCAAACTTACTCTCGATGAGGGACAGTTCCTTAACTATGTTGCAGTCAATGGTATCAAATTTAAACTGACTATTGATCCTATGAAGGATGGTTATCCTAACACACTTAGGCATCCGGATGGTGGTCTTGCTAGTTCATATATCTATGATATCTTTGATGTAGGTACGACTGGTGGAACATCCAACATTTCGAAGGTTAGTGTTAAAGATGAAGAGGAGTTCTTCGGATATATTCCTGGATTAAGGGATCCTTTCTCTCCATATAATAACAGGACCGAGCCTAGGTTGATGGCTACTTCAGTAGACGGATACTCTGTGTTTAAAGGGTTCATTGGTGGTGTAAAAATTACCAATCCTAAGAAAACCGCTCGTATTATTCCTTCAATTCTTCGTTAAATTCTTGGTAGTAGGGAGTGCTCTTTATCGGATGGGCACTCCCCAAACTACTAAATTTGTTGAACAATTTAATATTACATACCATGGGTAAATGTGGTGGTGGCAAAAAGGGCAAAGGCAAAGGTAAAAAATAATTATTAACTAAATGATTACAGTAATGGCAATTAGCAAAGAAGAAGCATTTAAGAAAGGGTATTTGGAGAATAAGAAAGTTTATTTAAAACCAGTAGTGAGAGGCGGAAAAATGATAACCGCACCAGAGCATGTAGCATACTTTCAGTATGATGGTGCTATGAACTGGTTTCAATTACCTAAAACTGAATTGGGTGTATTAGCAAACCCATTCAAGGACGATGAAGAAAGAAAGTTCTTTGAAGACGAACTGGACTTGGATTTAAATGTTAATAAGAAGAAAGATAATTTTTGGCATACTTTCTTTGTAAAGGTAATGAAGGACTATAATCTTATGCACGAAGGGTACATGTTCAATTTAGCAGATCCTTTGGACAACCTAAGATATAGAGTCACTAAATTACAGGCAATGGTAGCTCCCGACTGGGATAAGCGTCTTAGTAGAGGAGACTATAGATTTGCACTTGTAGATGAAAATTATGCTGAAGAAAAGGAACATACCGAGACTAATAAGACTATTGAGGCTTATACATTTCTAGGAGGTATCCAGAACTCAGTTAGAGAGATGAAAGATTTCCTTGGAGTTTACTACCTAGAGAAGAAAGAGATGAAGTTTGTTCCAGAAGATGCTGATAAAGATTGGCTTAGGAAAGAAGTTAAGAAAGTAATAGAAAATGAAGTAGATCTAGCACTTAAGATCATCAAAGATGATGACGCTAAGATTAAGAACTTTATATTACAAGCTATTCGTTCCGGAGCTATAAATAAGACAGCTAGAAACAAGTATGATGTTCCCGGTGAGGGTGTATCATATGAGTATAACGAACTTGTAGATTATTTGAAGAGAGCTGAAGAAATTAAGGCAGATGTCTATCTTAAGATGGCAGCTCAGATTAAATTACATAAGTAATGACCTTTGAAGAAATGCATAGTGAAGCTGAACTCTTATACGAAAGTATAAATAGTTCTGCTGCACCTGGATTTACTGCTGCGGAATGGGCTCAATTATTTACTATTGGTCAACGTAGAGTAGTTCTAAAAATACTTAATGAAGGTGTTAATAGAAATACTTTTGCTCAGCTAGCTATTGAAAAACTGATACAGGCTGATATCTACGATGATTTTACTAATGATGCCTATTTTAAAAATACTGATGGTACTTCCGCTCAGAGATTAGATCCCTCAACTAAACCATTTGAATCTAAGTTCTTTTGGATATTAGATGAATATGTAAGTACTGCAACAGATACAAATATTCCTCTGAAGCATATAACATATGACTTCTATAGGATTAACTTGGATAATCCATTTAGGACTCCAAGTGAAGTAGAGGGTTACTGGGTATTACAGAATAATACTGATCCTCTATTATCTGAAAGTTCTTATCCAGTATTCATAACTGATGGAACTGATATAACTGAGTACTATGTAATTGGAGTATATCATCCAGATAACTATCCAATAGAATCTGGAACAACTTATCCAAGTATAGGTACTCAGGCGAGTATCTTAGGAGAGGGAGTTCATTATAGAATAGTAGAAGAGGCCGTAACACTAGCAAGGATGTCTGTTACTGATCCTCAGGGATATCAGTTAACATTATCAGAATTTGCAAAATAATTTTATTTTTAACTTAATATAATAAAATATGGCTTTATTTGAACGAATTACAAAAGACAATTTTGTACAGTATGATGGACCTAAATTTCCGGTCTACGATCATTGGTACAATTTGATAGTTGATTCCTGGAATGGAGTTGCGGATGGTACTCTTGCAATAACTATTGCCTCTATAGATGAAAGTGTTGAGGGGGAGGGAACAGCTATTCGTTATATAGCAACTGATGAAGCTGCTACCCAGACTCTTGATGCTGGAGACAGTGGAAAGACTTTCTGGATTGATGGTAGTACAGCTGCTTCTACATTTACTCTTCCAGCACCAGCTGCGGGACTAAATTTCAGGTGGATCTGGACGGCTGATAATAATAATGCAATAATTATTCAGACTGCTGATACTACTGATACTGATGGAGATATGCTCCGTGGGGGTCTGTTAGTTTGTTCAGCAGCTGCTGTAAATACTTTTCAGGAAGCTTCTGGAGATGAGAATACAATAACAGTAGATGATAATGCTGCTGATAAGGCAGGTGGTATTGGTTCTTGGATAGAAGTTATCTGTACAGAGGATCCCATCTGGTTTGTACGTGGTATACTCAATAGTACAACTGATGCTGATAGTACTGGTACTCATATCACTGATGCTGACTAATAACAAATAATTTTTAGTTTAACTTAATAATATAAGAAAATGTCAATTTTTGAAGATTCTCAAACATTACTCTATGTTTGTACAATAACCAACGGTTTAGCTGATAATGCAGCTTATACAGATGCGACTCATCCAGCTGGATCAGGAGTTTTTGTAAACCTAGATAATATGACTGTAGAGGAAGCAGC